CCCCGCCAAAGGCGGGGGGTTTCTCTAGGTAGAGCGGTCTTTCGTCCGACTAAGGGTTGAACCCCGTCTCGGCCGACAGATGCCAGCGTATTAAAATCGCGGGCAGCTCACCTTGGTTAACCCGACTCAGTCGGGTGCCTGTGGACACGGTTTGTACCGGTTCCATCCGTGCCGAGCTCCAGCCGGACGGCGGACCCCTGGAGGGGCCCGTCGTTCTGCAGGTTTTTCGGTGCGGTTGCATAGTGCAACAGGCGGAAGGCTGGGTCCATACTTTGGAGACCTAGCCATGTTAGCACAGCCTAGAACCACCTCGGAGCAAGTCCGTGGTGGGTGGCTCTACGACGACCGGGCGTACTTTCACACGAAGTACTGTACTAACCCGGTGTCCGTCACTCCCGATATCGTCGGCGTGGATAAAGAGGTGTGGCGGGGTGAAAAGACCCCTCACTTCCTAAAGCGCAAGCGGCGCGGGGATCTGATTCCGTACACCAATTGGGTCAAGACGACCCAGGTGGTGAATTGGAGTTCTTCGTACATCATTCAATGGAAGTCTGGTTTCGTCTGTGGTTCAACCACGGCACGGCCCCAGTCTTATACGGTGGGCGGAGATGCCTTCTCGTTTCCAAAGATTGATGAGGCAGAGCTCGATTCTTGGATCGAGTCGGTCGACGTCAATGTCGACGCTCTTGTCGCAGGTGCGGCAAGTGACTGCTATTCGAAGGGCGCGGACATGCTGACCATCCTTGTCGAGTTCCGGAAGCTCGGCCCCGATCTCGTGCGCCTCGCCAAAAGGGTGCGGAAGCATAAGCCAGACCATCACGGTACTGGTACTGCTGAAGCAAACTTCGGATGGGGTAACACGATTAGGGACTTGGTTGACATTATCCAGACGTTTAACCGCCTGGGTGAGACACCATACAAGATGGTAACGGGACGAGCTGGTACGAGTCTTTCGGCATCGGAGCCGTACTCGAGTACGTATGCCAATGCGTACTATTCCACCTCGTGGATCGGGAATACGACGTACAACGCTTCCTTTCGGGGAAGTTGCTGTGCGAAGTACACGCCCCCTGCTGCAAGGACTAACATCCTTACGACAGCTTGGGAACTGATACCCTGGTCCTGGCTGGTCGACTACGTCATCGGAGTCGGTCAGTATCTCGAGCAGCAGAGCCTCCTTGCCGTCTCGCAGGGCCTGACGACCGCTCGCGGTTTGATGGTTTCTGCTACCCGGCAGGCAGCACTCGATACGACTTGGCTTGGTGGGTACACCGGCACCATTTACGGTGCAGGTGTGCACACGATCACCAAGACGATGAGGGTGCGTGTTGATCCTCCGAAATATCCAGAGATAAAAGTCCGAGCAGCCGATCTGGACCTCGTGCGCCTCCTTACCGACATAATGGCCAAATGAGGCCAGTCGATAGGAAAGCCACAGTTCAGGACCCACCGGTACTGCTCACCCTTCCATCCTTAGATTAGGAGAAGTCCCATGGCCGGTATGTCTACCGTCCTCACGCTGCAGGCCCGTTCTGGCCACAGCTCCACCTACACGGTTCCCGCGGTCCACACGGCTCTCAAGCCGAAGCTGGTGCTGCAGAAGCGTAAGGTTCCGAGCGGCAACCAGTCCATGATGGAGGATACCATCACGGTCCTGGATTCCACTGTCGACTCGGCGGACGTCCTCTTGGACTCCAAGATCGCCGTCACCGTCATCGTCCGTCGTCCGAAGCAGGGTGCTTCGGCCGACGTCACCGCCGCTCTGGCTCGTTTCCGCGACATCGTCGCGGGTGATGAGTTCGGTGCGGTGGTCACGGC